TTAGGTCTGTAAATAATACAAATGAAACTACTTTCTTTGGTTTCAACCCATGTTCGATCACATTAATGGAGGTACTAGTATGAGTTCAATTTTAAGAGTAGATAGTATTCAGACATCATCAGGGGGATCTGCTACAGCTAGTGGTTTAGGTATTGGTGGTGTTAATATAACAATGGCTCATTCTTGGGAATTGACAAGTAGTATTTCAACAAGTTCAGAACCTCACACTATTGCTAGTAATTTAGCTAGTAAACAAAACCCTATTGGTGGTGCTATGACAGAAAGTTCTGGTGTGTTTAGCTTTCCTACAACTGGAATATATCAAATTATTTCCAATATTACTTGTTTAAGTAATAGTTCTGGTCAAGATTTTTCTTTTATTCACGATCAATCAACAGATGGTGGTAGCAATTTTACTGCTACTGCCATGTCAAGAGTTAGAGAGGGAACTGCATCAAAAAATAATACAAGCACCACTATTTCTTATTTTGATGTTACAGACACCTCTCAATGTCAAATTAAGTTTGTAATTGCTAGTTGGGGTGGAACTTTAACAATTGAAGGTGGAGCTAAAACTACAAACTTTTTCTTTATGAGATTAGGAGATACATAATGGCTATCACAAGACTAAACAATAACTCGATTACCTCTATTACTGCTTTACCTAGTGGTGTTGGTGGTAAAATATTAGCTGTTTATCAAGATTATAGTTCAACACAAATTGATAGTTCAACAGATAATTCTTACATAGATGTAACTGCTTTGGCTATAACACTAACACCAGCAAGTTCATCTTCTAAATTTTGGTTATCTTATAATACACATGGAAGTAATTTAGCTGGAGTTTCACAAGCATTAAATGTTTCTATTGATTTCAAAAGAGTTATATCTGGTGGAGCAACACAATCAGCAATAATTAACGCAACAGATAGTGGTGCTATGAATAGAAGATATAATTACGATAATAGAAGTAATACATTAGGTATAAATTATTTAAACCCAATGTTAAGTGTAACTTGGCTTGATAGTCCATCAACAGCTTCTGCTATCACATACACCCCACAATTTAATAAATATCAATGGGCAGGAACAAGTGGTACATCAATGGGTGTTAATGGTGGTTTGTTCCAAATTATGGAGATTAGTTCATAACTAAAGAAAGGAAAGTAAAATGACAGACATAGCAACTGCAATCAAAGCTCTAAAAGATGATGCAGAGTTTGTTGTATCAGGAGAACCTAGCAACGAAGCTGAGTACAAGGCTAATGTAAAATATGTAACTGGAGCAGATTCAAATGGAACTGCAATCTTTGGAGATCAGTTATTTACATGGAGTCAAGTATCAGCAAAGAAAGCTGAGTTACAAACTGCTTACGACAACAATGAGTATCAGAGAAAAAGAGCAAGTGAATATCCATCAATAGCAGATCAGCTAGATGACATATATCACAATGGCATTGATGGTTGGAAATCAACTATTAAAGCTACAAAAGACAAATATCCAAAGTCTTAATAATCACTAAAGCAGATGGCTAGAGATAACCTTACCTTTATTACATCTTTAGCAGTGGTGTTTCTTTTTACCATGCTGTTTTGCACATCTGCTCATAGTGAAACAAATACTGTAAGTTCTACAGTATCAGGTACAACGACAGTTGATAAATCCCCTAGTACAGCATCAGCACCTAGTGTCATCGTCAATAACCAAGATGTATGTACCTCAGGTGGATCGGTAGCTTTGCAGACACAAATATTTGGTTTTGCCAAAGGCTCAACTGTTAATGACATTACTTGTGAACGATTAAAATTATCTCGTGCCTTGTATGGTATGGGAATGAAAGTTGCTGGTGTATCGGTACTTTGTCAAGATCCTCGTGTCTTTCAAGCGATGGAAATGGCTGGTACACCCTGTCCTTACTTTGGAACAATAGGTGAGGTAGCACAAGCTGGTTGGGATAGTCACCCTACAGAAAGACCTGATTATCAAAAGGAGTCAAATGTTAAAAAATATCTCGTGGGTGGTGGTATACTTCTCGCTATTTCTACTGGCTTCTTCTTATTCTAAATCAGAAATAGTAACGACAGAAAATTTATTAGGTGATAGCACAGACCAAAACATCAATGATGTAGCCACATCAAACAATGCCTATGGTATGACTGGTGCTGAGTTTACTACAGGCAATCAATCTCAAGGAGGAGGTTCTAAAACTTTTGACATCGATTTATCCGAATATGACAATATTGATGTCATCGAGTATGGAAGCTCTGTCTATAGCCATATATCAAATCAATCAGTTCCTACTTGTGCTAACACAACAAGAGATTGTAAAGATGAATTTAAAATCTCAGTCAATCTCTATAATGATGGAGTTTTAACCAAACAATATACACACAACTACACTGATATCTCATGGGTAGGTAAACAAGACTTTGACTATCAGCAAGATGTATCAAGCCTAGTCTTTAACACAGCAGAACTAGAGTTGTATGGTATTGATCGAGGGTTCAATACAGGCTATTACGGAGTCGGTTTCTCTGATTATTATTTTACAACCACATACGAAATTATTGAGATTGTGATAGATCAAGTTCTCGATCAGATTGAGATGGAAGTAATCGATGCTGGTTATGAAGTTTACGAAGATATTAGTTTTGAAATAGAAATACAAGATCCACAAGGTGAGGTAGCCTTAATCGAGTTTGATATGGTCGAACCTGAAATGGTGGATATAGAAATCGAAACTCCAAGTATGGAAGATTTTGAGCCTATAGAAGAAATCCAAACTGACATGGAAGTTGTCGAAGTTGATATGACAGAAATGGCAGAAGAACTTGAAGTTGAAGTCGAACCCAATAGCGAAGATGTTGATGAACCCACTGTGGAGACAGAGGAAGAAGAACAGCAAGAAACAGTACAACCGAAATCAAAAGAAGAAGTTGCTCAAAAAATTATTGCTAGGGTTGTAGATCAAGGTAATCAAATAGTTTTAAATAATGTTAAACTAGCTGTCATGGCACAACTAGCAGACACAGACGGATTTAATAAATACCAACAAGTAACACTGACAGATATGGATATATCTGATTATAGCATGATGCAAATAAACGATAGCTACGGAATCTTATTTGAGTCAGCACAAAATGAAATGATGGAGGATATGATTAATGCCCAGTATTGAGTATCAAGGAATGAAGTTTACTGGTGGTAAGTTTTTTCTTATTTTATCCCTCATAGGTGCAATTATTGGTGGTGGTTGGACTGGTTATAAGTTTTACGATGACTACTTGGATATGAAAGCCAAGATAGAAGAATACACAGCACCTGATCTATCTTCTTATGACGAACAAATCGCAGTTATAAAATCAGAACTTGATATGATTCTTGATGAGATTACCTTAGTTGCTGATGTCGCTAAAGACCTTAAGAACGATATGAAAACAGATTTACGACAAATGGGTAATGACATACGACATATTACAGAAATCGTTAATGATGTAGAAGATAGACAAAAAGAAGATATTAGAGAAATATTTGATGAGATTAAAATTATTGAAGATAACCTTAACTTAAACATTGATAAGGCATTGAACAATCCACTTAATGATATGTCAGCAAAGGCAAAATAATGACCACAGAAGTAGTAAGAAAACAGGGTAATAGACCAAGCAAGTATAAGCAGTCTATTTTATCCGATCTATTTGAAATGTTAGCGAGAGGTAAAACTATTCGTGAATGTTGCAAAGAACTAGATGTATCTTGGACAACGCTAAGACAATGGATCAACAAAGACGAAAAACTAAATCAACAATATCTACAAGCTAAACACGACAGTGTTCTATACACTATTGAAGATTTAGACAAGCTGTTAGAAGAAGCTAAAAAAGATCCAAAATTAAATATGACTAAGGTCAAACTATTAGAGATTATACAAAAGAATGTGCATTTTAAAGCTGGTAAACTAGCTCCAAAAATTTATGGCACAGAGAAACAAACCATGTCTATTCAAGACCAAAAGGGTAATGAGTTTAAGGTAGAGTGGTCTAAATGAGCTTAGATATAAAAACAGTTTTACCCTATCTTGTAATTCTTGCCTCATTAGCGATGACTTGGGGTATGTGGAGTGAACGATTAGAAGCTGTCGAAACAAAGGCAAACTCTATTACACAGATGAAACAAGATATAGCTGTCATTAAAGAAAAAATAATTTGGATAGAAAACTACCTTATAGATAATAAATGAAGTTTTTTATCGTCATGTGGTTATGTATTCAGTCACCCACTGTACCACTTGATAAAACTTGCGTAACACAAGTGATTAAAACAGCAGGATATAACACTATGCAAGAGTGTAGATACAACGCTGTAATGTTTGCAAACAAAGTAATGGTTGTTCCTGATATTTATGTGACAACCTTTTGCACAGAAAAAGAGGTGACAACAATATAGGGAGGAAGATGTCTCGGATTTTAATAATCTCAGACCTTCACGAACCATACAGTCATACTGATAGTTTTGCTTTCTTAGAAGCTATCAAAAAAAAATACAAACCTGAAAGAGTTGTATGTATAGGAGACGAGCTTGATTATCATGCTCTGTCTTTTCACGATTCTGATCCTGATCTACCTAGTGCTTCGAAAGAGTTAGAGCTAGGGTTATACAAGATCAAGATGATTGAGAAGTTATTTCCAAAGATGGATTTACTTCATAGTAATCATGGATCAATGGTTTATAGAAAGAGAAAGCATCATGGCTTTCCTTCTCTAGCAGTGAAGGACTACGCAGATATACTCGGTGTCGATAAGCAAAAGTGGCGTTGGCACGATAGGCTAATCATAAAAGATAAATATGGCGAATACTATTTCTGCCATAACATGAATAAAGATCCTGTAAAATCTTCAATGTCGATAGGCATGAATTTTATACAAGGTCATTATCATACGGAATTTCGTATTGGTTTTTGGTCAAGCCCTGAAAACCTACGTTTTGGCATGAATGTGGGCTGTCTTATTGATAAAGACTCACTTGCATTTGCCTACTCAAAAGTTAATATTAGGAGACCTGTACTAGGTTGTGGAATGATTATAAATGGTGTACCACACTTGATACCAATGATCCTAAAACGAGGAAACAGATGGGTACGTCAAATATGAAAGATAAAATAAATCCACCATACTATATCGGCACAAAGATACAGGTATCAGATTTTATTCACGAATTTAAACTAGACTATTTTCAAGGAAACATTGTCAAATATGTTGTCAGACATAAATCAAAAGGTGGCATTGAAGATTTGGAAAAAGCAAAATGGTATTTGGAGAAACTTATAGAATGTACGAAGAAATTAAATCTGCAATAATTCACCACGAAGGTAAAATTAATAAGATTTATAAAGATCACTTGGGCAACGCTACGTTTGGTGTTGGACATTTGGTACTACCTACAGACGACCTCAAGGAAGGAGTAGAATACAATGATGCAACAATTATGGAATACTTCGAAAGAGACTTTGACCAAGCTCTACATGACGCAAGGTCATTTATCAAAGAAGAAGATATTGATCCTATCGCTTTTGGCTGTGTTATTAATATGGCATTTCAGCTAGGATTACCTAGATTATCGAAATTTAAAAACTTTCAATACCACTTAACAAAGTGTGATTATCAATCTGCCAGTGATGAAATGTTAGACAGTCGATGGGCAAAACAAACCCCTAATAGAGCTAACGAACTGGCAGATACCATGAGGAATATATAATGTTAAATTTACTTGTAAGCCCTATTGCGTCTATTCTAAAAGATACAGTAAAAGGTTTTGTTGAAACTAAAAAAGCAAAAGCAGAATTAGCTGTTACTGAAATAAAGGCAAAACAAAAACTTAAAGAAGATATGATTGCTGGTAAAGTGGCATGGGAGTCATCTGCTGTGAATCAAATGGAAAACAGCATAAAAGACGAAATTGCACTTATAGTTTTGTTATTACCAGCAGTATTAGTATTTATTCCTTTTATGACTCCACATATAAAAGCTGGTTTTGAAGCACTTCATAGTCTACCTACTTACTACCAACATCTTTTATATATTGCTATTAGTGCAAGTTTTGGAATTAAAGGAGCTTCAGGTGCGATGAAGTTGTTAAAGAAGTGAGTACATTAAAAGAAGTTGAAGCATTACTACGCAAAGTAAAGAAAGAAAACAGAGACCTAAAAAAAGCTATCGAAGAAAAGGATCTACACATTAAGTTCCTTAATGAACGTCTTGACAACTGGGCAGATAAAAACGCATTGTTAAGAGAAGAAAAACTAAAGATTACTGTAGACGATGTAATTGCATTTCAAAAAGCAAAAGCAGAATATGCTTCATCTCAAAACAGATCACTAACAGAACAATTAGAAAAACAAGAGAAGGTAGAATTAGATGGCAACTTATCAGGGTAGAACAGTCAAACTTAATAAACCCATGAAGGGTGATGTCAAAAAGTTCAAGGTGTTCGTAAAAGATGGTGACAAA